CGAACAGAAACACACCCCCATTTTCATAGATATCGACGAAATCTGCTAATACATATTCTCCGTCGAACAACATACGACCAAGCAAGTGTGCCTCACTCATTCCCGCCGAGCAACTGAGGTGGGCAAATTTAACACCAAAAGCATCAGCAAGCTGATGTGCTATGGTTGTTTTTCCCGTTCCCGCTCTACCGACGAGCATCACTTGTTTATCCCAACGGAGATAATTAGCTATCGTCTCAAATTTCGGGTGGTAATGCTCTTCGCTATTAGTCTTAACCTCGACATCATTAATCTTGATGCTAACGCTACCGCTAGTGTCAAGTTCGTCGACTTGCTTTGCAAGGTCACTAACTCTTTTATTGGTTCTGAGATAATCTCTCTTAGTTAAGTCTTGGAAATTTACCAAACCTTCTGTAAGAAGACTCACATATTCTTGAGTCTTGTTTATCTCTTCGGTTAGCATCGGAGTTCCCGCATCGTTCTGTAGAACGTCCAATCCTACGGCTCCTTGAGTGGTTATGTATTTGCAGTCGCCACCTTGCGAAGACATTGAAGGTAAGCCATTTTGTCCCGTTAGTTCGGGAAACTCTTTAGAGTTTATATCTATCTTGCCCTTCGGTTGCCCTTCTGCTTTAGATTCCGTCGGCATCTCTTTGCTTTCGCCTTCATTAGAGCCTTCGTCACTACTATGTGATGAGTTTGAATCTGAAGATTCGGACAATACTACCCCGTCGGAGTCGTAATCATTTGCCCAATCGATTTGATGATTGTCAATCCATTTCCAAAGAGTATCTTTGGTAGCCATTCGAATCACTTTACTAGGTGCGCTTGGAGTTGCCCCCGTCGTCGCTATCGTTTTGTTGGCTATTTGCCGAGATAAATATCTCCGCATCTCATTTACGCTACTTTCCAATGTAGGTTTCATTTGCATTCCTTTCCGTCGTTTGACGATGTTTTGCTTTACTTATAATACTCTTCATAAATACTCAGAGTATTATAAGCAAAACGTTGTTAGTTGCGTCTTTACGCGTTCTTACCAATTTCCGAGTAATATCCAAATTGTCCATATTACCGATATAAATATCCCCGTTACCATAATTTCCATAGTCATTCCTTTACGCCCTTTAGGGCGTGGTTATTTGCGTTTTTTCTATCCATTTGCTCTCCTATGCGTAGTAGTCAAACCTCGCATCGTCGATGAGACACCGTTCGCGTAGCCACCAAATTGCGACCTTGTCGAAGAGAGTCTCCTTCGCCCCTTTGCGTGTCCGCTCTCGCAGGTACGAGCACAGACGGGCGTTCAAGAAATTTTTACTATCCCACCAATATCTCCATTTTTTCATAAATTACCCCTTTCCCCGACGGTAAAATCGGGAGTTTGTCCAACGCGCGCCCGCCCTATGCAAGCGCGCTAGTGTGTGCGTAACGCGTAGCTTAAATTTGACAAGCTACGAATTCGATATTTCCGTCAATCAGTTCGATGCCTCTGAACGCGCACTCTTGCAGGTGCATCTGCGCCTCATACGTGCGAAGGCTAATCTCCTCGAGCTCATCACTCGCGAACGTGTCCCCTTCGGAACTCTCGACGATTTCCACTAGGAACGGAAACTCAAGCCCTTCGAATTGCTCGTCGTCGCCCACGTACACAGGCACAAGCGCACACTCAAGCGTGTGTTCGCCATTCTCGTCGAGAATCGATGTCCATTTTGGTTGAAATTTCCCTTCGCATAAGAGCACCTTCGCGTCCATTTGCGCGGACATAAGCGTGCATTTGAGCGCCCCTTCGGTGCAAGGCTCGATTTGATTGTTGTTCTCTACGCGTAGGGTTGAATTGTTAACTTGATTTTTCATTTTTTACTCCATTTTCGACGACGTCTCGTCGGGTTGTTTTGTTGTTGTCGGTGTCCCGTCGGACACTGAAATTAAATTAATCATAAATATGATATTTGTCAAGTTTTATTTTTCATTAACTTTTCTATGCCGTCGGTATAGCTGGCTTAATGTATCGGGAAATTTAGCAGAAAAATGAGCAGTTTTTGAAAAATTAGGTAATCCCGTCACTATTAGCACCGTGCTAACTCACAATTTTGTTGCATCATTGCCGTCACTAATGGTACATTTTGCTATGAAATTGGAAAAAAATTCCGAAAAAAACACTAAATCGACGGCTTTAGAGTCGAAATCTGTAAATTTGTTACCGACACAAAACAGCCAAAAAGGACTCGAGGCTCTTACGCGTAAGCTAGAACCTCAGTATCAAAAACTCATCGAAACCTACATTGCCGACGGTAATGTATCAATCGCCAAAGCTTGTGATACCGTCGGTATCAGTAAGAGCGACGTCGCAGTCGCCTTACGCGTTGACAAGGATTTCAAGTCAGCCTACGCGTTAGCAAGGAAAATCACCGACGAAGTTGAACTAATGGAGCTCGAACGCGTGAGCACGCGTAACGCGTTGTTGAAGCAGAACGTCACCGAGAGGATATTCAGAATGAAATCACTGAACAGAGACAGGTACGCGGACAAGCGCTCGAACGGTGCTAACGTCGATATCAACATAAACTTTGGAAGCGGTGTCAGTTCCTACGCGAAGGAAGTGAAGGCACCCTCCACGCGTAGAGAAAATAAGAATGAACTCACTGAAATCGTGGGACGCGTATAGATGAGAGAGCCGATTCCTACGCATAAAAGGAAAGCCCGCGACTATCACGCGTACGACGGTGCTAACGACCTCCTACGCGTAGCTGAGGATTGCACGGGGGGTAAGCCGCCGCGCGCAAGCCACCCCCTCTATACAGGTCTCACATTTTTTTGGGCTCTATATTTGAATATCATATTTATCATATCAAAGGAGAATACTTATGTTTACTAAGAAGATAGCTAATGCTGTATTAACAATGATTTTAAACAAGTTTAAGCTCGACAAGGTACTCGACTATGTTGAAAAGCCAAATGAGCTAGATTTAAAGGTTGCTGACCTCGAAATGAGAGTTAAAAGTCAATCTGAAAGAAT